TTAATTTTGAGCAGCGTAAAATTTAGCTACCTCACACAATTTTTCAGAATAGGCATAAATATCCTCGATCCTATCAAGCTGAAATCTTGTTTCGTTTTTTTCGCTATCCATTATGCCTATTTGTTTTTTATTGTCAGTGAAATATAGTCTACATATTGGCTTTCGGTTATTATCATTAAAAAATATTGCAAAGTAAGACTGAGCGTCTCTATGTGTTATATTCTCTACGTTTGTAACCGCTGCCAATATCGCCCTAACAATGTAAAAAGCGTCTAACTCCTCTTGCGTGGTTACGATCTTGTTTTCGTCTTCTTGAGATGGCAAAGGCTCGGCTTCTTTCTTTGTTTCTTTATCTAATGCTGACGTCAGTCTATCCCTTACCATATCATTTATGCGTTGAGCAAAAACCGCTTTTAATAATGGTGTAATTTGGTCTATTCTTTTTTCGGTAGCTACCTGATCGCTTATTTTCTTAAAAAAGAACGCTGTAAATTCACGACTAGGGTTTTCAATCTCTGCCGCTACGATTTTGTCTAGTTCGTTAGTATATTTTAGGTTGTTTGCTGTGTTAAAAATATTTTCTAAGTCAAAATTCTTTTTGTGAAATTTCTCAAGCTCAAGCACTTGTGTATCTTTTATCTTTGTTATATCAAAGCTTAAAAATGGCGTTGTGTCCATTATATTTTTTTCTTCTAAGTCGGTATAAAATTTATAATCACGACCGTTTGTCAAAATCGCAAATTTAGCCTTGCTGACATTAAAGTATCTAAGCAGCTGTGACTCGTTTTTGGCGTTAAGCTCCGCCCCTATCTTTTTACACTCAATTAATAGCACTGGCTCGTTATTTTGAAAAATAGCATAGTCTATACGCTCGCCTTGCTTTGTACCAATATCTTGTGTGTATTCTGGCATTACTTCTAATGGGTTGAAAACGTCGTAACCTAGAGCCCTAATAAACGGCATTATAAAAGCATTTTTTGTCGCTTCCTCTGTCGTTATACTAGCCGCTAATTTTTCTATATTAGTGGCTATCTCTTTTATTTTTAACTTTACTTCATCCATAAAATACCTCCTATTTTTGCTATTTTAATAAATAGTTTGCTTGTTATTTTAACAATTAAAGGTAAAGTGTGGGTCAAATCTTAAGAGCTGTAGATGCTATTTAATGGCGGGTAGAGAGAGATTCGAAAAATTAACTTTTATCGCGCATTATACGCTATTTTAAAAATATTAGTCAGCTAAAAGGTCAGCAAAAAAGATGTTTTTTATACTTTTTCGGCTCTATTAATCCAGCCTCCTTCATAGACATGATATTCTGGTCTTGCCTTTACTAGATTTCTATAATAAGCAATCTCTGCCCTATCAAAATCAACGTCAAAGGCTCGCTCGTCGTAGTTGTTTAATGCTTTAAGAGTCTGAGCACCCATAATGCCATCAACCACCACACCTAAAAGCCTTTGCAAAACCCTAACTGCTGGTGCTGTATCTACGTTTACACCAAAAATAAAAAGCTCACACGCTTTTAATTCACTATCTACCTCATCAAGCCTCATTTTGTCCCAAAATTCTTTTTTATAAAATATTTTTACTTTTTCGATTAATGCGTCATCATTATATAGGGCGACGCTAGCCTTTTTTATATCACCATACACGTTTATCGCTGCCCTAACTTGCCCCCAGCCTTGCCAGTTTGGGTGGGCTGTTTCGTAAATTCCCATAAAAGTTAAGCCTTTTTCGTTTGGGTTTTTATGTAGTGCGTTTTTAGGGTTGTTAAATTCTAGGCTCATTAATGTATAAAATGCATTAGTAAAGTTTTTCATTTTTTAATCCTTTAAAAATTTAAATCTTTTGGCGGCTTTGTAGAAAAATCATCATAGCCACCACCGCTAAAGCTCTCTATTTTTTTATCAATCGCCTTATCAACTACGGCACATATCCACGCTGTGCCGCGCCAAGCAAAAAAGCCACCGACTGCAAGACTAAAGCGATCATTATTGTTTGTAAAAAATGATGTTATTTCAAAGAATATCCAGCAGATAAAGCTTGAGCTAATAGAGCCAACTATAAAATTTACTATTTTACGCCCTCTATTTATGGCTTGTTCTTTGTTATTTATAGACCCTAGCGCTCCACCTAAAAAGCCGACAACTACAACCCAAAAATAAATACCTACTTTGTTTATAAGATCGTCCATTATCCGCCTCTTTTTTAAAATTTATAAGTAAAGATGTACATTATTATGACGGATAGGATTATTTCAATTACAACCATTTTATTAAGCCAAAATTTCTTAGTTCTTTTAATGATCGCTTCCATTTACACACCCTCATGCTTTTATTGTTTGTCTCTTTTTGTTTCATAATCTTTTATCGCTTCTAGCTGGTCTATGCAGGTCTTATAACCACTATAAACATCTATTAGTAGCACGCCAGCATCACTTTGATTTGTTACATTTCTATCTGCGATGATAGGAGCTTGTAGCAAGTGGTTGGGTATCTTGTCATACTTATTTACTACTTCCTGCTTGCTTTCGCAACCCATCAAGCACATAAGATACGCTAAGGTTAAGAGCGTTAGACATATCTTTTTTATCTTCATTTAGTACCCTTTCTTTGACTTTATTTGATTTTTGTTCTATGGCTTGTCTTTGTTTGCTGGCTTTTTCTATAACATCAAGCTTAAGAGATATGAGCCTATCTTGCTCGTTTATCTCATCTTTTAGCCTAAGGTTCATCTTATCGCTAGCACTTAATCTCTCTTTGGTAACGCTTAGCTCATTGTCTAAGCTTTGATACCTATACCCAAGAAATAGAGTAGTTAGTAGCAAGAAGCCACTAAGATATAAACTAGGACTTATCATTGCTCTTCCTCTACTCTCTTAAATGGATTTACACACCAAACACTTTTTAGCACTTTCTTATCATCTGCTTCAAGGTATGTGCTTTTGTTCTCTTCATTCATCCCACATATATCCATAAGCTTCCAGCCTAGATATATCCTGCAATAAAACTTAGATTTGCCATATCTTATTTCTTTGTAATAACCAAAACGCTCACGTCCATCTTTCATCTTGCAAGTCACTAGGCACTGGGTGCTTTCTCTACCTTTGTTTTCTGTAGCTAGGGTATCGCCTATGCTTTCTACACTGTTTGCGTCTATATCTTCAACCTTTAAGCCTAGATACTTCGCACTAAAGTTTCCTATTCTGTTACGATATAACCAACAAAGCCTAGCCCAATAAGTTTTATTTTTGCCGTTTGGGAAGTGCTCGTTTTTCCAGCCATCATCGCCGTTTATCCCATAGTCGTTCTCATCAAACCAAGCAGCCCATTTAGGCAAATTCTCACTTTTCTCATCGCAGGCTAGCAGAGCGATAGGCACTACGATAAAATGCAGTATTTCGATAGGTAACTCAATAGCTACATTTTTAAGAATTTGTAGTTTTTGCTTTTGGGTTAGCTTCATCTTTTACCTCGCTTTGATACTTTGGGCTTGCCGGGCAGCCGCTCCAAGGACACTCGCCCTTTTTATCTAGCTTTGAGCTGCATATCTCGCAGCGTTTAGTTTTCTTTTTCATCTTTGTTTTCTCCTTTTTCTAGGGCTTGTTTTTGGGCTAGTAGCTCTTTGTATTCCTTGCGAAGTTCAGGTAATACGGCGTCGTTGCCAATAAGTATCGCTCTACGGATGTCGTTCTCGGTTTCTTTGATTTGAGCTTCTAGTTCGGCTTTTTCGTCCTTTTCTTGCTCGACTTCTATCCTGACTAGTTTTTTATTTTTCGTATCTACGCTATTTGCATTTTCGTTTAGAGCTCTTAGCCAATCCTCGTCCGAGATTTCAATATTAGGCGTTGGGATAGCATCGTGGATTTCGTCATCATAGTATCCTAGCAGTGTTTTTTCTTTTTCATCATAATGGGCATATTTCATAGTTTCTCCTTTTAATGTCCTATTGCAATCCAGTATGCAGGATATGCACTATCTGTATCGGTATTTTGAATAGTGAATTTTTCCTTGAAAAATCCATTAATATGCACAGAATAGATACCGTTGTTCGGACTTGGCAGTCCAGGCGTTGCCACTACCGATAGCGTCCAGTTTGGAAAAACTATAGGGAACATTATCTCTCTTTCTTCGCCTACGCCTAGATTTTGAATTTGCCCCCATTGGAGTATAAGCCCCGTTGGCAGCCCAACCCAGCCACTTGCACCCACACTGCCTCTTGAAAGTCCTAGTGCCTCCTTGAACTTTGCTAGCGTTGCAAATCTCATGTGAGACGGACTATTTTTGCTTGCTTGTGCATTTCGAAAACATATCTCGCTATTTGCATCAAGATTTTTGTCTTGAGCCTCTGTTCTCATTAGAAAATGATCTGCCGTTATCCATCTTCCTACAAAGTCTCCGTTTACATCACGCTTTACTAAAGTATTGCTGGAAGAATTAGATGTCGCCTCTTTTAGTATGTCAATATTATATCCATCGGCAGTAACTACCTCTTTCCATGGATGCCAGCCACGGTCGCGATTATTCGTGCGATAAAATATCGGTCTCGTTCCGTCCTGAGATATTTGAACTATTGTCTGTTTGATCCAGTTTGCATCTACGCGCTCTACTATAACGTGAGCGTGCCTTGAGCCACCGTAAGGCTTTGGAAATGTGCCTGTAGTCTGCTCATTGGTTCTCCAAAAACCAGCAAGCATAGTGGTATCATCGAGATTTGAGATGACGGGAGCATTGTCTGCTCCTATACCGGACAATGCCTTTTGAACGAAAGACGAGCTATCAAGTCCGTCTAGCTTGTCGCTATTGGCGGCTTTGGCGGTTGAGTCGAGCTTTGCTGCATCCAAATCGTTAAAAGCTTTATTTATCCGCTCTCGCACCTCTCGTCCTGTGCCATTTTTTATGTCTATTGGCATTTTAATATCCTTTTACAAAGTAGTTAAATTCTCGCACTACAGCGATACCATTCTTGTCTATAATTTTTATCATAAATCCTCCTTTGGTCTGGTTTGATAAAATAGCGTCGTCTCCTGCGACTGCGTTTAATATCGTAATCTGCACCTTGGGGGCTGTGCTAAAATATGTTTTATACGCGATATTTGTTACACCGATTGCTGCGCTTTGTGCGCTACCGCTCTCGAATTTGTCGGGCACATCTATTTCATAAGAATATTCGCTAACCGTAGGTGAGCTAAAAATATTTTTACTACTTAAAACTAGGCGCATTTTAAATGCCTTAGCTAGATAACTAACGCCGTTTCTAAATATTTTGTATTCGCCAAAATTCGCGCCGTCGATGCTTAACGCGATTTGCTCTATAGCGCTTATGTCTTCGTTTTTAAAGCCGTCGAAATTTATTAAGTCGTCCACGCTAGGCGCGGTATCGAAATCATTTAGGATGTTTAACCCGCTGTATTTTAGGCTGGAAGTTATCTTACAAGACGCTGGTGCGTCAAGGGTGCAAACGTTCGCGCTATCGTAAATTCCCATCGAAGTAAATCCAAAAGGAGCGTCAAACGACGGCGTATTGTCTACGTTTAGCGTATCGTCGAACAGTCCGAGCCCGTCCAATGTCAATTCGCCGCCTGAATTCGCCGTGCCTTTTTTTGCTCCGATCCAAGTCTCATGTTCCACACTCTTAAATATTACATTTTTTTCTAGCGTATTTGCTTCGTCCACAATAAACGTCGTAGGCATCGTACTCATTATTTTAGCCCCGCCGTTAGTCACGTAAAATGCCGCGATCTGATATGTCCCGCTATTAAATATTCTAGCACTAGTATCGCTCGTAACAGCTATTAGTTGGCTATTATCCCAAACCTCGCCCCGTCTTATTTCGTAGCCTATTTTTCTATCGAGGCTATTTATCTCTCCCCAAACTATATTTAAAGCGTCGTTTTCATAAAACGTATTTACGCTATTTACGTTTTCTAGGCCGGCCACAATAGCCGTGACGCTAGAAACGGCGCTTTTTACGCCGCTAGTATCTACGACATAAATATCATAAATGACGGAAATGCCTGTTATAGGCGTCACAAAATTTAAGGCTTGTGTAGTCTCCAAAAATACGCCGTCTTTGTAAATGTGAAACTCTTTAAAATCTAAAGGACTATCGTCGTAACTCCAGCTTAACGCCCAATCATCCATTAGCTCGACCGCTTTTAGATTCTCTACCGGCCCCGGCGGGTAAAGCTTGCCTAAAACGTTATAAGTTTTACTTGCGCTATTGCCTACGCCGTCTTTTACCGTTATTTCGTAGGTTTCGCCCTCTTTGGCTTCAAACTCGAATGCGCTATTAAAGACCTTTATCGTTCGTTCTTCGCTAGCGCTTTTGTAAGTTACGAAATAAAACAGCGAATCGCCGCTCCAAGCTAGAACTAGCATAGTTTTTATATTTTTGGCCGTATCGTATTTTAAATATTCGCTTATTCTTAGATTCCGCACGCCCAGCGACGAATAATCCGTAACGCTTATATTTTCCCTATCGTCGTAAATATCCTCGTTGTATTCTATCGCCGTAATATGGCGCGTAAATTCACCCGAAGTAGCTATCTTTAAAATCCGGTATAATTTAGAAGCCTTATTAATCTCGCCGAATGCGTAGTTGTCGTATTTTTTAAAGACGCTTCCGTTTAAATTCAGCCTTAGTTTATTCGGGGCTAGGATTTCTAAAACCTCGAACTCTTTGATCTCGTTTACGTCGTTTTTGATTTGGATAGCGTATTTTACGCCGCCTACGGTATCTAAATCTCTATCTAAAATAACGAAACCCGTGCCGCTGTCTTCTAGCAACCTACCGCTAAAGCCGTATTGAGGCGTATCGTGGCTAACTTTGATAATATCGCCGTATCTGCAAACTAAACTATCTTTGTCGGCCTCAAATTCTATCGTTTCGGTTAAATAGCGGTTGCAATTTAAAGTAAAGCGTCCGTAAGCCCTAGCCTGAGCCTCGTCCGTGCAGCCTACCAGCGTAACGGAGCTTTTATTGCTTACGCGCGAATTATCGGCGGCTATTTGTCCGACCGAAACGACGGAAGGCTCGTAATCTTTATTTTTATCGTAATAAGTTATCTCGATAAAATTCGCCCTATCTACCAAAGGGAGGAAATTTTGCTTAAACGTATCGCTTAGGATATTTCCCATACCGAACAAAAAGCTTTGAGCGGGAATTAGCCCCGCTTTTTCTATTATTACGTCGAACTTAGAACCTGCTTGAAGCACGGACGCGCGACCTAGCAAGCCAACCGTATCGAGCGCTTTTCTAACGCTTAATTCGCTATCGAATACGATATTGCATTTTAAGCTCTTTTCTTCGCAAAAATTAGCCCATTCGTTAAAACTAGGCATTATGCGCGAACTCTCCACGCCGCTATCTTCTAAAATCTTACGACAGATGTGAGAAGGGTTGTCGCTATTAGCCGTTACGACCGCGCTAATCCTAGGCGCTCCGCCGTTTAACTGATCGGTCGCTAACGCCCTAATAGCTAGAAGCGCGGTTTTAGGATAAATAAAATCGTCGCTTACGGTTTCGGTTACGTATTCCAAATAACAATCGCTTGCGTAACGGCTGCCGGTATTGGGCGCGGTTTCAAATTTAGCCCTAATGTTATATTTATTGGGTGGTAAGTTACCCACCCTAAAGACTCGCCTAAAAGTAGAAGTCTGCGCAGCTGAAATGGCTTGTCCCATTATCGGCGTCCAGTTTTTGCCGTCGGCGGAGTATTCTACCCTCACGTTTACCGAGTATCCGTCAAGTCCGCCTTTATCGTTAGCGTAATAAAGCCCGCGCGGGAAAACTAGAGTTACGGATAGGCTCGTTACGAAATTACCGTCCGTTTGCGCTAAAGAGTAAGATAAATCGGGGTTTAGCTTTTTGCCTATGTTCTTATCGTAGCTAGTATCGTTAAAATTAGAGATTATATTTTGGTTATTAAGCCCGTTTCTAATCTCATAAGTTACGCCTTTAAAATTCTCTATCGGCTCGTCATTTATCTTAATCTCTCGTATATCTTTAATCTCACCGTCGTTTAGAGCATAAAGACCATTAAAATATTGCTTATCGCCATCGCTAATTATATGCGAAGCGATTAACGGCGGAGTTATTTTATGTGTCCCAAAAACCTTAGGCACTACTTGAGCCTGCATAGCTTGGTTGGTAGGCTTATTCCAGCCGTAGGTATTGGAATTTTTAAAATCCATTCTATCAAAGCCAGGCATAGATGGTTTAGGCATAATAGCACTTAATAGCAAATTGCCAGCCACAGCGATACCAGCAGCCAACATACTACCGCTGAAGCCTAGCGCCCCTACGGTGGTTCCTAACATACCCGCAGCCGCAAAAGGCGCGGCGATAGCTATCGCGATAGAAGCCACGATGCCTAGAATCTTTTTACCGCCTCCGCCTCCGCCTTTAGGCACAATAGCGATATTTACTACGTCGCCGTTTTCAAGCTCGAAAAAGCCGCTTTGTATAACGCTATTTTTAGAAATTACGAGATCGTAAATTTCGTTATCGTATTTTAATTCTTTTAGAATTTCGTCGATATTTTTATACTCTCCGCTAGTTAGTATCGTTCTATCTAAGGGATTTAAAACGTTATTGTAGGTTATTATTTTATTTTCGGTCATAATAGCCCTCTATCAACTTTTCGTAATTAGCTAGCCGTTCTACGATAGCACCCGTTTGCGACGTGGTATGTAAAATATGCTCTTCGTCGATTAAATATCCGAAATGCGTTACTATTTTAGGGTGATTTATGTCGTAACGCAAAGCTACGCAGACGCCTTTGCGCTTTTCTACTCTATGCCAGTTTTTCGAAATTTCGTCTAGAAATTCGCTAAATACGAGTTTAGCTCTATCGTGCGGAGCGCGCGCCGGCGGTATGATTACGCCGCGCTCTATCTCGTAGCACTTCCTCACCAAAGCAAAGCAGTCCATTTCCTCAAACGGAGCGCCTATTAAATCCCTTATCGTCATTTCTTATACCCGCCCGCAATTCCCAAGAACCCGCCGAAGCGCGCCGAATTATTTTTAGCCCTGCAGCTAGCCAAGGTTTTGTCGCAACGAGTTTCTAGTCCGTTATATCCGCACTCTTCGCCTTTAAATTTAAATACGCAATAATCCTTATACATCTTGCGTGGCGGATAGCTCATATTAAAGAGATTGCCCGCGCCCAAATTAAAGGTTACGGCCTTACTATCGGAGCTAAAGTCGGTAAGCTCGAAAAACTCCTCAAGCACCGGCTCGCTTAAATCTTTTGTATTAATCACGTAAATTTTGGCTTTAATAGTAGAGTTTTCCGCGCCGCGCGTTTTTAAATAATTATCGTAAGAGTTTATATAATTTTGCATAGCTCGGCTAGTGTTATCGATACTTAGATTAAACTGCGGTATTTCGCCCTTAGCCGTTTGGATTTCGCCTATACTAAAAGGAAATGCTACGAACTCTTCCCCTCTAAAGGTTATATTCTCGCTATTGTTTATTATGCGTACCGTAGGCGTTTCGGGGATAAAAATTTCAAGTCCAACCAGTAAGATGCTATCGGTAGCTAAGGCGTTTAAATCTTTTATCGTGCTTAGTTTCATATCTCTACTATCTCCACTTTTACTGCGCAGTGGTTTTGCATATTGTCGTCGGCTTTTAAATCGTCCATAGAAAATACGCAAATTTTAGTTTCGTCCTCCAGCGGATAACGAAATTTAAACGCTTGCCCTTGATTGGCTATGAAAAAATCTCTTAAAATTTTGAACTGCTCCGCGTTTAGGGCGGGGTAATTTAAACTATACGAGCTTTTAGGCTTAGTCCATTTTTTACGCGTTATCGTATAGCCGCCGTCACTTGAGCTTCTATGCGTAGGATTGCGTAAGGTCCTCGACGAACCTACGACGATCGGTGGATAGCTAGGATAAGTATTCACGCTAATAACCCCCTTAAAGTTTCGCGCGAGCCTAAGATGTTTTTACTCACGCCGTTTAAAACTAAAGATATGACCCATTCGCCGTCGTTTCGCCTTACCGCGGCGTTAGATACCTTTACGTCCTCTCTGGTTTGATTTATTACTTCTACTTTTACGTTATTTAAAGACGCTCCGACCTGCGCTTTTACGCCTAAGTCGCCGTTAGAAGTCCTTGTTAAAGGCATAATAGCCTCTGGACTACCGCCGTTTTTCTCGCCCATTACGCCGATGTCAGGAATGCCGCCTTTAGCGAATTTAAAGAAAGTAGGCTTGCTTACGATTGAGTTTGCGTAGCTATGCAGATCGGGGCTATTAAATACGCCGCCTTGTGCCGCTGGTTTAGCATTTAATACGCTTGCAAATCCTCCAGCAGGCAAAGCCTGATGCTTTGGAGTAGCCTCTCCAGACATTCCTGGTAACATACTCGTAACCGAATTGATTAACGGCTGGATTATCATCATCTTTACTATTTGCCTATAAATTTGCCCTAAAATATCCTGCGCCAAATCGCCGAATTTCATAAAGCGATCGGATGAATAATCGAAAAAATTACCCATCGAGTTTTCTAAGCTATTTAAGCCGCTATGCATAATCTGCCCCCACGTCGAGGCGTCGAATATTTGTTTTTGATGTAGGGCGTTTTCTAAAGCTACGGCCTTATCGTAGTATTCTTTATTTATCTCGCCTTTTTTTAGCATAGCGTCGTATTGTTCTAAAGCGTGCGCGCGCTCTATTTCTATAAGTTCGATACGCCTAGCCGTTTCGTCGGTTATTAGCTCCGTGCGGCGTTTAGCTAGATTAAATTCGCGGTCTTTTAGTTGCAAATATTCGTTAATGGCCTTGATTTGTTCTTGCTTGGTTTTTTCTTGCTCCGCCATCTTATTTTTTGTCTCTTCGGCGTCTATCTTTGCTAGTTCGTTTTTTCTATATTCCGCGATTTTATCCGGACTTACGCCGAGCGCCGTCCACTCTTGAGCTTTCCTTGCGACGTTATCTCTTTTTTTTTCGATTTCGCTCATTCCGCTTTGGGCTATCTCTAAAAGCGCTCTGTTTAGGGCGCTTATTTGCTCTTTCGTTTTGGTCGCTTGCGTGCCCGTATTTTTGACGCTCTGTCTAATCCCCTCGAATTTCTCGTTTATTTTCGGCGCGGCGTTTGCCGTAGTGTCCTCAGCTATCTCTTTTAGTAGCCCTTTGATTGTTTCTTGGACCAGGTCAATATTTTTTTCTGTTTCTTTGTAGTGTTCTAAAAGCCCGCTTGATAAATTAGTAGAAATATCTATGCGCCCGAATCTAGTTTCGCCTCCCCATAAAGAGGCTATTGAGTTATATGTTTTCTCGGCCTCGGCTATCATAGAATTTAGCCCGTTAGATAGCGTGGTGGTAGCCGTGTCGATTGCTAAAGCTATCGCGGTAGGTATTGCCGTGAATACTTTATCTACAGCAAGCCCTAGCCAGATGACCGCCGTTCCCATAAGCTGGAAGCTACGATATACGTCAAGCCCAAACTCGACAATGCCGCTGCGATTATCCTTTATCCAATCGGCTATTTTTTCTAAGCCCTGCGACATTCCGCCCGTCGCGCCCGCGGCTTCGTTAAACTCTGCCACCAAAAGCGACATTTCAGTCTTTAAGTCGGTAAATGCCTTGCCGACGGTTACCGGCATTTGGGCGGCATCCTTACTAATCTGGTCATACATTTTTAAAAGCGCGCCCGATACTGCTTCAGCGGTTAGTTTGCCTTGACCGGCAAGCTCTTTTAATTTTCCAATAGGCACACCTAGACCATCGGCAAAATATCTCATAAGAGTCGGCGATGCTTCGGCTATGGAGTTAAACTCGTCGCCCTTTAACGCGCCGCTGCCCATAGCTTGACCGAATTGTTTTATTGCGGCTGCGCTTTCCTCTGCGCTTGCTCCGCCTAACTGCAAAGCCTTGGTAAAACTCGAAGTAACTTTATTTATTTCGTCGGTATTTCTACCTAGGTCTTTTAAGGCGGGCGCTAATTTAACGTATAGGTCGGTAGTGTCTTTTATATCAGCGTGAGTATCGCGGGCGATGGCATGCATAGCTTTTTGCTGCGCCGTAAACTCCGCCATTGAGTCTGTCGCCTTTTTTAGGCGCGAGCTCATCAGGCTCATTTCGTCCGAGATTTGCACAAATTCGCGCACTATCATAGAGCCTGCAATTGCCCCGATAGCTGTTTTTAGGGTAGTAAAAGCACCCGACAGCTGTACCGCCGCGTTCTCGGCTTTTTTCGCTTCGTTTCCTATGCTATTTAAATCGCTTTTTAGCTTGTCCGCGCCCTCAACTTTAGCACTGATGATCAAGCTAGCAACTTCGGTCATAATTCGCCCCTTTTTTAATCTAGGGCAAATTGTATACGAAATTTAAGGGGGCGTTGGTTTGGTAAAATTAGGCTAATAGCACGTTGTTTTTCATAAAAAAATCGTCATTGTCAAAAATATACGCCTTGACTGCACCGATAGCCGTAAAAATCTCCTCAAAACGCTTTTGCGTTTCGTCTAATGCCTTGACGCATTTGTTTTCTTTTTGTGTATTTTTTTCGGATAGCTTTTTGTATTTGTCAAAATAATAATCCCGCTCCGAGAGGGCAACAACAAAAAAAGGGAGGTTAAAAACACTCCTTATAATTTAACTCAATTTAAACACTTTTTTTGTCTTTTTATGTTATATTACAAATCCACAGAACATATACCAAACAAAGAAAGGAGCTAAAATGAGTAAAGCAATTAAATATTTTCTTTTAGGCTTTAGAAATGCTTTTGGTGGTTTAGCTTTCAAAGACTTTGGTATTTACGAGTATGGCGGGATTGCAAAAAATATCTCAGAAAAGCGAAGAAAAAATCTAGAGAGCATGTATGGCAAAAAACAAATTACAAAAAAGCCAAAACAAGCAGCCTGAAACTAAATCTCAACAAAATTCTTTTTATGTTAATAACACAACATATCAAAATTTTAACGTTAATGTAATACCAAACGAGCTATCTGCCATCATTACTACAGACCCTGATTTTGTAAAAGGGTATCTAGAAAAAGAACAAGCACATAGACACAAGACAGAGGATCATATACTCGAGCTAGAAAAAAGCGAACAAGAAATCAGAAAGGTAGAAATGCCTTATTATAGAAAATTTGCTTTTATAGGACAAGGACTATCTTACTTGTCCGTCTTTGCGTGTTTAGGTATTACTGCTTATGGATTATACAAAGGAAGTATATCGGTTGCTTTGAGTAGTATTTTGGTTGCGGCAATAACAATAGGACCGCAATTAGCCAGTATATATCAAGCAAAGCAAGCCACAAAAAAAGACAAAGCAAAACAAGACTAACACTAAGCCCCTTAGCCGGGGCTACTGCTTAAATTTATCAAGTATCGTTTTAAAACTTTTAGGGTTAAATTCGCCTTGATACGGCGCATAGGCTTGCTTGTTGTCGCTATTTATTTCGGCGGCGTAGATACGGCTTAAGTTGCGTAAAACCGATATTTCCCACCAATTAAATTTGTCGCCCGTTAGCTCGGTATAATTTTTAATATCGTTAAAATCCAAGACTACCGCGCCAAAGCCGCTATTTTTGCAATATCCTAGCTCGTCAAGCGCGTGTAGTAGATGTCGTCCTTGGGTTACCGGAGGGAACTCGCGCTCTTTAACGTCGGTTTTTGCGTAGTAGGCTAGCTGCCTAACGTATAGCGCGAGCTCGTCGCTTACTTTTTTAAAAAGTTTCTCGCATTCTCTATGAAACGCTCGACTTGATTAGCGATTAGCGGATAGGTTTCGTAAATTCTTTTAGCTTCGTCGTGGCTGAATTTTAGTTCTTTGCCGTTTTCGCTAATACCGCTCCAGCCTACCGTAAGCCCCACCATAACCTCTAGCGTGCTTTGTTCGGCGCCTTTATTTTCTTTTACGGCATTCATAAACACCTCGCGTCCTTTTTTACCGTGAAAACTTAGCACTTTGATTTTGATGTCGGTCGGTTTGTTGTCAAGATCGAGGATGGTTAGCTCGACACCCGTTTCGCCGTTGCTTATATCGAAATTCTTTAAATCCATAACTTACGCCCCCTTGGCCTCTATGATGTCGTCTAGACGCGTTATTTTGATGGTTATAGGTACGCGCACGACGTTGTCTTTTGCAATAGATACGCCAGTTTTGGTATTTATAAACTCGCCCGTGATGTAGGTCGGGTTTTTATTTGCTCCCGTCGCAGGCTCGTCGCTACCCACGATGATAAATTGCTTTCGTAGTTTCTTGTTAAACATCTCGGTAAGCTCTTTTACGCCGTTATTTTGCCCCGCCGCATAAAATAGCTTTAATTCCGTCTCGCTATAGCTTATAGCTCCCTGGGATACTGCCGTAGCGTCCTCGTCTATGCACTCGTATTCATTGGTTTTACGAGTTTTGGTAAAGTCGCCCAAATCCTCTAAATACGCTATACGTTTTGCCGATGTTAGCGCCGTTTTTATTTTAGCCGCATCGCCCAAATCGACGCTAGTGTCGCAAATATAAAATTTAGTAAGCTGGCTATCTGTTACTTTTAGCTGCTCCGCCATTTTCACTCCTTATAAGATTTAAAATAAATAGAAACGGCCACGCCGTAGCGATCGCCGTCAATGCCTAAAATATTAACGCTCGTTGGAGCGGTAATAAAAACCTCATTTTCTAACTTTACGCCTACTTTAAAAGCTTTTTCGTAAAGCTTCGCGCGCTCTAAAACGTCTTTGACGCCTTTACCCGCGGGGTAGCGTAAGGTTATCTGAAACACGCCGTCAATTTCCGCAATACTATCATCAATTACAGCAGCGCTTGGTTTGGCGGGCAAAAAATAAAGTTGTTGGTAAGGCTCGCCCGCTCTAGGATTAAACGTAGTATTTTCAAACGCCGTATCAATCGCAGGCGTAACCGCTAAAACCGCCCTTTCTAAAGCTTGACGAATTCTAAGCACGTGCCGCCCTTTTTACTATTTGCTTCCAACGGATCGCATTGCGCCTTACCATACCTTGCGGAGCTTTATTTTTACTCCACCCCTCAAATTCTATGCGAAAAGCGTAAGGTAGATTATTCGTAAAATAAAAGGTTTTATCTAGCGCTAGCTGATTGCTTACGAAGCTATTAGCCCTATCTCCCGCCTCGTTTGCGGTCGCTTCTGTTGCCTCTGTGCTTACCACACCGACGCTAGGAAACCAATTATTTTTAAGCCTGCCCGTATCTACTGGCGTATCGCTGATGATGTCTGAAGTTAGATCAATGACTGATTTTTTAAAGATTTTTAGCGCTTTTTCTTGCGCCTTTGCACTAAAGTTCTCTATCTGCCTATCAATCATTTTGCCACCCCGATTAGCTGATGTAGTGCCACATCCTCGCCACCCCATACCGCGTCATTGTATTTGATAGTATAGGAGCAGTGGGGAAACTCTATTACGTCGTTGTTTTGCGGCATAAATGGCAAAGATTTAGCGGCTATCAAGATCACGTTATCACCCTCGTTTAATAAGCTTTTTTCTACTAAATTTGAGTAGCTTTTCGCGCTATCGATATACGCCTTTACTTTGTATTCGCTTATCTGTTCGGTCATTCCGCCCGTTTCGGGGTCGTAAATTTGCCCGCTTTTGCGCTTATACGTGCCTACTTTGCCAAATTTTTCAAGCAATTTAAACGCCGTATTTTTAGCTTTTTCGTTTAGCATCGCTCTAACCTCATTACCATTGCGCTTGCAGGTTTTAAAAACGGCTTTAAAAGGCTAGCTACGTAAGCGTATTTAGTGGCAGGGTCTGCGTTTTGCACGTATTCCACCTCGATACTGCCTACTTTTTCTTTTGTAGTTAGCCGCTCAATGTCGCTTAATAGCTCGCCCGCGTTTGCCCTTATAGCTAGCTCGCACACAGCGGATTTAAGCTTAGCAGGCATACCAAACGGCGCGCGCGGGAAGCTCAAAGCCTGATCGTTTTTTAATCTCTCGCCTTGCCATTTGTCAAAATATACCGCCTCTAAATAATCCGTCGCCTTAATAATAGCCGCCTCTTTGTCCGCGCTGCCTAGCCCCGCCCACGTTTGGTTGCCGCGTGCCGAAAAGTACTCATCGGCAAACTCGACCGAAACGTAAGCGTCGGCATTAGCTAGCCCAGTGCCGTTCTCGGGTATCATTGTCCTAGCTTCTCTTTTATCGCGGCTTTCGTGCCGTCTGCGTTAGTATATTCAACGCCCAAATGAGCCGCTAGCGACTTCAGCTCACCCGCTTTTAATGTATCGAGCCTTGAAATCAGCTCGTCGTAATCGACTTCTTGCGTCGCACCCTTTAATGTCAGCTCGGGCGGGTCTTTCACGCCGTCGCCATCATCGAATTTAGCGTCGATGATTGTTAGCCCTCGCTCTTTGGCTAGGGCTTTAACGTCCTCGTTATACTGAAACGTCGGGAATTCTACATACCAAATTTTAGACATTTACCGCCTCCTAGTTTTTAGCCGCGTCGCCTATTAGTAGCACGCCCGCAGTATCTTTATCGCTAGCCGCGATCTTATCCCAGTTTGTGCCCGTGCCTAATTTTGCGTTATCTGGGCTTTTGCCGCCGTTTGCCGTGTCCCAAGAATAGCCTTTGAGCGATAGCCCAAACGTATAATCGGCTTGATAAGTCGTTTCTATGCGCTCTTTGCCGTTGTTGGTTTGAATATTAGTGATTAGATCGCCCGCGTCGCTTACTATCGCGGCACCAGTGGTTAGCGCCAAAACGTAGTCTTTATTCGGCGTTCCCGCTTTATACAGAGCCGGCGCGTCTGTTACTACTACTCTGCGACCCAAAATCTCAACGATTAGCACGTTTTCGGCCTTAAATAGCTGTGCGGCGTTTGCTAAATTTTGCCCGATTAACTTATGAAATACCGCGCCTCTCATTATATTAGCCGTTATCGCCGCGCTTCTGTCGCCGAATTTGGCGTAGGCGTTGTTTAGGTTGGCTTGGTTTATGCCGCCGCTTGCGCTTACATCATTTACTACGCCCGCGTTATTACCGATAGCGCCTACTAGTGCAGAGATAGCCGTATTTAACATATCGCTTATCATCGCCTCGCTCATATTTCTTGAAATCACTTCAAGAGCTATGGACGGGTCTTTTTTTATCCACGTTAGCTGTCCCGGCTCAAACACTACCGGTCCAAACCCACCCGCTACTTTTACGGCGTTGTCTTGCTCTTGTCTTAAGGTCGTAGCCGTAGCTGTTGCATTGGCCGCGTATCTATCTACCCTACGCTGTGCGGAGTGGATGCCTCTAAAAAAGCTCTCTTGCATAAAATCGCCGTCTATGCCCTGTGCGTTTAGAATTATCGTGCCGCCGCTAGCCGCGTTAAATTTCTCTATGTCTTGACTTAGCGTTTCGATCGTAGTGCCTGCTAGGTATTCGGAAAATACCTTCATATCGCTTAGTGCCATATTTTCATTCCTTTAAATTAAATTTCTCTTTTATCGCGACTATTCGCTCCTCGCGAGTGCCGCCCCATTTAGCGCCGATATTTACGTTACCGCCGCCTCCACTAGCTCCTCCGCCTTGACCCTGAGGCGCAGCTATAAAAGCTTTACCGTCTTTTTGCGCCCACTCGCTTACGAATTCGCTTATAGGCTTATCCGCGATATACGCTTTTAGCTCGCCCTTGTCGTCTTTCAAGCTAGCATTACCGCGCAAAAGAGCTTTGGCCGCTTCTAAAAACTCCGCTTTTACGCCCGCTTTTGCGAGATTATCGCTTAGCCCCGCGTCGATTAGATACTTATTTAGCGAGCCGTTAGCATTAGCTAGATCGGTGTTTAGTTTTTTTGTATCGGTATCGTATTTTTTAGCGAGCTTATCGTTTTGCTCTTTTAGCTCGTCGTATTTAGCTTCAAGCTCGGCGTATTTTTCGGCTTCTACCGCGTCGCTATTTTTAGCTTTTAGCTTTTTTACCTCGCTTAAAAGCTCTTTGTTTTTAGCGCTCATTGCTTCTTTTTCTGCTTGCAAATCACCGACTTGCTTTTTTAGCTCCTCAATATCCATCCTATCCTCCACGAGAGTTAAATTAAGGCACCGCCTTTGATAGAATAGTAACTTAAATTTTAAATGGGGTTGGTTTGGTAAAAATATTCTGAAAAAGACCAAATTTGGACAATCCTGCAGGATTTGCAAATTTTGTCATTTTCGCAGGATTTTTTTGAGAGCACGAAAAAACAAAAAAGTCAAGAGTAAAATTTACATCAAAAACGATGTATAAAATAAATTTCTTGCGCCGATAAGGATGTAAATTTATAATTTTGCAGTGAAAATATGGTATACTTTCATAAGTAGGTAAGCGAACGGCTCGTCAAACAGCCCAGCTTCTTAGCAAAGCATTACCGCCCCTGGGGATAGAAACCTGTGTGAGGGTGTGGGTGGTCTCACCGCTTACCTATTTTTTAAAGCCTTCATTGTGGTATCCCAACGCTTCTTATTTATGTGAAAGATCACACCGTCGTTTATATTTATGCCGATGTCAATCATTTTCTTTTTTTCATCGTCTATTGACTTGCCGAAAATTACGCCATTAGCTTTAAATGTAGCTTCTTTTATAAATTCAGGATTTCTCAAGGCGTCTATGATTTGATTTTTTAAATCATCCTTATTAATAAACATCTCGGGATGTTTTTCGTATAAATAATCAATGCTACCCCGTATGGTATCCGTTTTCAAATTTATCCTTTTAGCTAGTTTGCGCGGAATATCAAAATGCTTCACGTTCCTAGTGTCGTATTCGTTTAGCCGCTTCTTTTTGTAAATATCGCTCAAGTCAAGCGAGCGCCCCTGCTGCGTTATTAAATCGCGCATAGTGATTTTACCTTGCATAAATAGCTCGGCTCTGCCTTTGCCTAGCGTCTTTTCTATCGTTTCGGGGCTTTGGGTTTTTAGCCAGTCGTTAAACGTCATATCCTGCGGCACGTAGCCGTTCATAGATGACCTCGTGCGGTCGCTTGCGCTATCCATACCCTCTACGTCCAGCTCGTCCCAGCTTTTGGTTACGGGTATTATGGTGCTACGGCAATTAAAATGAGTATTTACGCGCGGTTTGCGAAACGGGAAGTCGTGCCCGATAGGCTTGTAGTCTTTATCCCACATTAGGCCATCGTAAGCTCTGCATAGTGCAGACGTGCGAGTATCTAGCGTGGCTTGATATTTGTAGCATTTTATGACGTCGTCGTTTGCCTCAAAAAAGGCTTGACGGATCTCGCTTACTATCGCGCCCGCTCCGGTTAATGCTATCGCCGTGGCGTCACGTTTATTTTTCTCTAAAACGTGCGCTATTCTTTGAGCTAGCATCGGCGTAGTTTCGCCCAAACTCACGCCTATCTTTAGCTCGCGCTCTAGTCTCTTTTTCTGATCGGCGTTTAGCCCGTTATTCCACGCTTTGACGGTCGCACCCTCTAGCTGCGCACTATCCACCAGCCGCTCAATGCTACTCTCTGGCAATACGCTAGAAAACAAAACAATCCCCGCTAGCTCGTTGTAGTTTAGTAGATGGTCTTGCTCATTTTGTGCTAGTATTAAAAAATCTTTACGCAAATCGGGCGTTTTTAGGCTTTGTTTGAGATCGCTTATCGTTTGAGCTAAATTATTTGTTATGTTTTTCTTTTTTAAAATTTGAGCCTGCAAATCCGCGATCATATCGTCGTAAAATTTCGCTACTTTTTTACTTAGCCCGTTTTTTATGCGCTCGTGTAAAAGAGAGCGTGCGACTTCAAGCTCGGCTATAAGTTGGTTAAATGGCTTCATCGCTCGGCGTTACCTGCGGCGCGGCTTGCTCTAGTTTGGCTTGATAGTCCTCGTAACTTTGTATAGTTTTAGGCATTAGCTCACCTTTTAGCAGTGCGTCGTAAAGCACTTCGTTTGGAATATCTCCGCTTTGGATGCCGGCTATGATTTGGGCTAATAGTTGCGGTTCAATCATAGTTAGGTTGTAGTCGGTATTTATCTCATAAATCAAATTCTCGCCCGCGATATTCTCAAAAAAGGCGATGTCTTTTAAAAACGATACTATTCCCTCGCTAATCGTAGAAGCTACGCTAGTTAATACCGCATTTTCGCCGCTCTTTCGCATTTGCAAGGTTTCGGTAGCCTCGGCCGTCTTTTTCTCGTCAAGCAAAAGCCGCGCGCCCAAAATCGACATCCGCTTTTCTTTTACCGCAATACGGTTTTCAAGCGTGCTTAAGCCGGCACCGCTAAATTCTAAAAAGCCTACTTTTGCGCTCGGATCGTTTATTACCCAAACGGCGGTAGAGCCTATTTTTAGTTTTTCGCTGCTCTCGCCTTGATAGCCCGTAACGTAAGGCGTAGGTAGCGCCGTAAAGTGCGTGCCGTGCTCTAAATCGACCTCGCTTCTAAAATGGCTAATATTAATCTTGGCTAAATCAAGCAAGGGCGGCTTTTCTACTGCTGTTTTTAAATCATTCACGTTAAAAAACGTAAAGGGCAAATATCCAAGCTTTTGCCCGTTTGCGCTCGGGTAAATTTCGCTAACTACTTCAAAATTTCCCGCTTTTGTTTCGCTAAATACTCTTTGACGGTAGTAGCCCTCGTGTAAATCAAGCACTCGGTAGCGCGTTTTTATATTATCCACAAACTCGTCCTGCGTCGGCTCGGCGTAGGTTTCAGCAAGCACCACGAGCGATGTAACGTTTGAGCCGTTTATTTTCGTGGTTTTCCAGTTGATGATATTTTCCGCCTTGTAAAGCGTGGCGTAAGCTCTTAAATTTAGCCTTTCAGCTTCAAGTTTTGAGTAATCAGACTTCTCAACGCTAGGCAGATCCACAAGCACCCCGCAACGCCCGACGCTTAGGCACTCGTCGGCGATGTTTTTCGCCAAAGCCTCTAGGCTATCGTCATCTAGGCTGATATTTTCGCCGATCGTTTTTAGCGCTTCGGGCAGCTCAACTTTAGGCGGCTTTGCAAATAGTAGCCCTGTTAGCGCGACCTGCGTTCTAGCCGTCGCGTTGTAAAACTCTGCTCGCCCTACGTAGGCGCTGTATTCCTCCGCTTCTTGATCGCTTAATTTAGGCACGTATTTTTCTTTTGCCACCTCGCCCGCTAGCGCATCGCGCATTAGCTGCCATTTGGTTAAATTCTTAGAATATTCGGGATGTTTTGCATTTACCGCCATAAGAAGCCTTTTTTCTTTGCATTCTACTACTAAATGCCGACTACCTTGATTTGGTAATCTCGCGCAGCTATCGGGTATTTATACGCGATTAGATACCCAAGCGCGTCGTTGTAGTCATCGTTTGCAGGGTGAGCGTCGCTTTTTTCGGGCAGTTGGGTCTTATTATCCCACGCTTGCTGTTCCAAAGCTTTGGTTAAATTCGGGCATTTTGAGACATTGACGAGCAGGCGGCGTTTGTCAAATAAGTTATTTACGCAATTTACGCGGTCTTTGATACTGGGGTTTGAGTGATTTACGAATACCAAATGCCCAGCGCCTCTTAAAATTTGCGCGTCCGTTTCGCTCGCGCTAGTTTTTCTATTCTGCCCGCTCGCGTCCGGATAAATGATGATTTTATGCCCTTTATACCTATCTTTTAGTGTCTGCGCCATAGCGTAGGTGTCGTAGCTAATTATTTCATCGACCGCGTGCGTAGTGATATTGCCTTTATCGTCCGCTCGCTCTACGCAGACTATGTTTATGCAGCCGCCGACGTTAAAGTCCGCGCCGATATGCAGCGTTTCGCCCTCTTTGATAGTTTCCGTGCTTGCGTGGGTATCGCGGCTAAAATAGCTATACACTGTGCCGCTAGTTAAATTTACGAATTCGCCCTCTAAATACGCCTTAAGCAAATTCTCGGGGTATTGCTCCTTTAACGTGTCGATGAAATCGGGCGGCAGATATTTATTGTCGGCGGTTTTTGCTTTGATTAGCCGTTTAGCCTCGCCACCTTTTTCTATGAAAATTTGATAAGTGGCGCGAAACCCCTCGGGCGTCGTGGTGATGATAAATTGCCTAGTATTACCCGCTCTTAAACGTCCTAGTAGTTTTTCATAAGCTTTTAGCGCGATCTCGGTCTTTGACGTATCAAACTCGTCGCATATTATCCACGCGGCGTTTATGCCGATTAATCGCTCCCAGTTTTCCATACTACGGCATAAAATAGGCGTTTTGGCACCGTTTACGTCCAGGGTGAATACCGCGCTTGATTTATTAAATTTATACGGTACGCGCCACTCAATAAGCGCGTTTTCAAGGTCGCCGAATAGTATATCTCGCAAAAGCGGATAGGTTGGCTCGGTTATCACGCCCGCGCAACCGGGGTTTAAAAATGCTAGCTGCAAGGCTTTTCTAACCGCGGCGTAGGTTTTGCCCGCGCCGTAACCGCTCACTAAACCTATAATTTTTGTGCTTGTGTCGGCTAGTAGCTCGTATTGATGCGGGAGTAGTTTAACTTCTAAATTACTCATCTTTTTTTATGATTATTTGCGTATTGTTCTGCTGGGCGTTGGTGTTGGTTATTTGTGCCGTCGGCTCTTTGCCTAGCACGGTTTCTTTATTGCGCGCCGTTATCCTGCTGTGGGCGTCAAGGTCGGATAAATCCTCGGCAAATTCTAAAAGCTCGTTTGCCTTTTGCTGATTTTTAATAGCGGAGTTTTGAAAATAAAGCAGGTGTTTTGTTTTTTCGTCGGCTATTTCGTCTAAAACAGAGATAATATTTTCCCTTTCTTTCCCTTTTTTTTCCGCAATCGTCTTTTTAGCTTCGATGTAGTCGGCGTTCTTGCCTTTTTCCCATTTTTCCTTTTTTGCCCTCTCGCTTATCTTGCTTATACTTATGCCCGTCTTTTGATTTATCTGCGATAAGGTGTATTGCCCGCTTTCAAAATATGCTTTAGCGCGCTCCCACTTTTCTATACTATACGCCACCCGCTCCCCTTAAAATTTAAACTCTAATTGTTCTTTTTTAACCCTACGCGGGCGTTTAGTTTTGTTCCTTAGCTTTGCGCCGCTTTTGTCGTACGACTTTTCAAATACACTATACGCCTCAATGTTTGCGAAGTCGTCGCGGCTAAAGATAACGTCCGTTTTAGGGATTGTAGCTAATACGGCTTCTTTATATGGTTTCATCGGATCGGCCTTAAAATCCGCCCGCACGCCCTCCAACGCGTAAAGATATTCGGGCTTATACCTGCCAAATTCTAGGTCTTTATATGCGCGCTTCGGCTCGATGCCGATCTTTAGCGATATTACGCACGCCATAAGACGGAAGTCGTCATTAAAAAACTCCGATAATGCATAAAATCTATTGACGTCGTATTTCAATCAGCGCGTTCTCCATAGCTCGCTCTTGATAAAATCTATCGCCTCGCCCGAGCCGTAGCAAACTTTCGCCTTTGCGTAGTCGTAGCAGTTGATAGTATCTACCCAATCCTCTTGCTCGTCCGATACTCTGCTCAGGCTCTTTTTTGCTCGTTTCATCTCGACAAATACGATCTTGCTGGGCAAAAATACGAGCATATCGGGAAAGCCTGCGCTAGTCCCCATAGCTTTTAGTTTCTTTTTGTATTGCACGCTGGCTACTCTTTCGTTTGCTACGTGGGTAAAAGGGATTTTATTTACTCGTAGCCAGTCAGCAAAGAATTTCATCTCCCAATCCTCTAGCGGTACTTGCCCCGTAGCTTTCGCATATGCTAGGGTGTTTTCGTATTTTGGTATCATCAATATCCTACCTCTACATATTCGCCCATTTCTACATCTAATGAGTAGTGTCCAGGAGTGCAAAAATAAAAATAATCCGAGTTCGAGCTTAGCCCTGCACCCTCGCAGAACTCTATCGCGTCTTGCTCGCTTGCGAATAAAGCCACTAGCCAACTTTTTTCTATCTCGCCCGCTTCTTTGAGCGTATCAAATAAAAACCGCTCTTTGTATTTTAGCCGTCCATTAGCATCAAACCAATCGTCGCTACCCTCTATCTCATCAATATCTAGTTTATAAACTGCATAATTTAAGATTTCGCTCATATTAGCCCCCTTATCGTTTCTCTTAATCTTTTTTCGGCCATTTCGCAGTATTTAGCCTCTATCTCACAGCCGATAAAATTTCTACTTAGTTCTTTGCACGCCGCCGCCGTTGTCCCACTACCCATAAATGGATCAAAGACTAACTCACCATTATTTGAGCTGGTTAAAATCAAGCTTTTAATAATACTTAGTGGCTTTTCGCTAGGATGTCCGTATTCGCTCTTTTTTGCGTTTTGAGTAAAGAGCTTTGATCTACCTTTTATCTTGACGCCTTTGGCTCTTATGTAAAGAATGTTTTCAATGTCACTTTTAAAAGTATTATTTGTAAATGGTGCTGCGTTAGGCTTGTGCCAAAATAGCTCAGCTACGTTATAGCCTTTATCGTAAGCCCAGCCCATTATCTCAGGCTTTTGTTTGGTAGAACAAAAGATAAAAATATTTGTTTTTTTACAAATTCGCTCAAGCTCATTTAGTGTTGTTTTTACATCAAAGCCATCAGCTATCTTTGCCAAATCGCCCTTTTCATAGACTGGGCGCTTACCTAACCCTCCGCCTTTTGTATTTATGATGTAAGGTGGATCAGTAACTACTAGATCAACGCATGCATCAGGCATATTTTTCATAAAATCTAAGCAATCAATGTTATAAATTTTATTTAGTTCCATCAAAATAGCCCCTTTGATCCGCTCTTATAAATCATATAATCAGTCTTCGCTTGTCCATTAGCTAAAATTGCTTGTTTTAGGCCATATCCTTTAAAAACTTCATCACCACACTCTATACGGTCGTCTATGTATGGCAAAATGTCGCTATTTTCACTCGAGAAAAATATAAAAGGTTCTCGCACTAGCCTAATTAGCTTTAAAAAATCTCTTAAACCCCAAAAGCATTTATAGCCTGCTTTATCTGTTTGCAAGTATGGTGGGTCTAAGATCAATACAACGTCTTTATTTTCAAATTCTTTTATCAACTCCATTGCATCTTTGTGGGTTATCTCAACGCCTTTTAAATAACTATTTTTTTGGGATAAGGGCATTTTTGAGCTGGTTACATAAAATGTCTTTTCTTTTTTAAATTTATCTTCATTATGAGTATATTTGCCACTAAAAAGAAGCTTTGATCCGAGTGTTAGCCAGTCGATGAAATATCCTCTCTTTATATACTCATCTATGATTTTTATAATTTTTTCTCTATCCTCTCTACTTACTTTTTCATTCTTTTTGTATTTTTTTGTGATAGGCTCTATTGCTTGTAAAATCTCGTTTGTTACCTCTATATTTGCCAGCCTCTCACTGTAATTATCGTAGTCGTTATAAATTACCCTTGCGTTAGGATAAATTTGCTTTATGTTGTGGCTAAGTAGTCCAGAGCCGCCAAAAGCGTCAATAAAAACTCCGTTCCGATGTGCTCTAAACTCGTCTTTTATAAGCTCTCTAAATTGCTTAATAAAGTTTCTTTTTTGCCCTTGAAATGGCAAAGGGGCAGCATTAAAGGCGTTCATCAAAATAGCCCTCTTGTGTCATCGTCCTTGTGCTTCTCATTCCACTTTCTCAATATTTCAAGCACTCCGCTTGCGTCCTTACGGCTTACCTCAAAACTATCAAGTATCTTTTTGTTTTCGTCTGCTACCTTTGCGATTATGCT